GGCTTCAACTATCTCAGGAATGTGTCTTAAAAAAGTTCTATGTAGCTTTGAATGATAGCCCTGGTGCTGGCAATAAATACACCCTTACAGTTAGATTAGAAGAAGCCAGTCCTGCAGATGGTTTGGTAGTTGAGATTGCTGATGCTGCCACCACAGGGAATGATACTGCGCACGAAATATCGGTGTCCGATGGCAATACAGTTGGCTTGATGTGTGTACCTGATAGTTCCCCGACTGCCAGAGTTGCTTGCTGGGGATTGGTATGTTATATCGTATCATCAGTAGATTATCCCATTAATACATCACCTGATTTAACCGTCTCATCTACTATCGCATATAAAGCTGCTTGGGACAGAGGGATGAGTCCTGGGCTCACGATTTCGGCTACCGTAGTCAAGGGTTGGGGTAGAGAGATAGCAACCAGCACAGCTTTAACAATATCAACAGCCGTCTCAAGGGCATTAACGTATACAAGAGATACCACCGCTAACCTAACCGCAGCCGTCTCTATAGTTAAGGGGTGGGGTAGGACAATTACAACCGCCGCTAATCTGACGATAGATACTATTGTGGCTGTGGCTACAGGATGGTTAAAGACAGTAACAAGCAATCTTACGGTATCAACTACTATCAGTAAGATGGTGGCGTTTTATAAGACTATGGCACCTGGGCTTATAGCATCGGTAGTCATATCAAGGGCTTTGACTTACACCAGAGATACAATTTCTAATTTAACCGCAGCTGTTACTATAGTGAAAGCATTTGGCAGGGCGATAACTACTACCGCCAATCTGACAGCCTCGGCTATGGTGGATAGAAAGGTAGCCTGGGATAGGGCTACAAGTCCAGGTTTAACTGTATCTCTCTTTCGTGGACTCCCTGGTTGGGACAAAAGGATTAAACTAACCATTGACAAGGATGATATAGATGGTAATCTATCTGATTTTCCCATTCTAGTTTACCTTAGTGCGTCTTCAGGGATAACTGATACGGATGTATCCTGTGTGTTTGATGAGCTGACATCAGACGCTAATCGTAAAAAGATAGCTATTACTACGTCTGACGGGCTTACGCAGTGCTATGCTGAGATTGAAAAATGGGATGACGCCAACGAGGAGGCTTGGCTATGGGTTAAAGTTCCTTTAGTAGCCTCTGTCGCCGATACTATCCTTTATCTCTACTACGACAAAAGCCACGCTGATAACACCGATTATGTAGGAGATACCAATTCCACTCCTGCTGAGAATGTCTGGGATGCTAATTTTATGGCTGTCTATCACATGGCTGATGGGGTGGATAATGCTCACATTTATGACTCTACTAGCAATAATAATGATGGGGCTAAGAAGGGGGCAAATGAGCCAAATGAGATTGTTGGTAGTATAGGGTATGCACAAGACTTTGATGGAGTGGATGATTGGATAAACTGTGGAGCAGAAGTTAATTTCCCAGTTACAAATGAAATTACACTTGAGGTTTCTGCAAAAATTCCAGCAGGAAGTCCAGCTACAGGCGGGGTAATAGGCAATGCCGATGATAGCAGTTTTACTTGGGTGTGGTTTTTTGGGTGGGATTACAAAACTGACTTTTATTTAGTTCTGGACAATTATGGGCAATACCATAACAGATACCCAACTGCACAAAATAATGGGGAATGGCATCGGTGGACTGGCACCTTTGATGGGCGTTATTACAATGAATGGCGAGATGCAGAAAATTTTGTATCTGACATAGATTTAGGAGTAGATACAATAAAAGCAAGCAACGATATTTTTGTTATGGGTAAATACAATACTGACTATTCAGAGATTGGAGTGGATGAAGTCCGCATTTCAAACATAGCCCGCTCTCCAGCTTGGGTTAAAGCCAGCTATGAGAGTGAAAGAGATGATTTTATAACATTTGGCACCGAGGAACTAATGAATTCTATCACTAGAACAGTTGCCTGGAATAGAGCTTCACATGCTGGATTAACAGTCACCTCTGTCATAAGCAAAGTCGCAGCTTTTAATCGGTCTATATCACCAGGATTAAGCATAGCTGTATCTCTTACCAGGGGACTAGGAAAGAATATAGCCACTTCTACAAACTTGGTAGTGGGTGTTTCTATTACAAAGACCTTCGGGTTTAAAATCGCTACTGCTGCTAATCTGATTATCTCGACTACTATTACTGTTTGCTATGTTTTAAGAGAACTTGCCCGAATCCCTATATCACGGATAGACGCTATCAGAACACCTATATCACGAATGAAAATCTACCGCAGGATAAGGAGTTGTTTCAGATGACATATGATATTACAACCACTGTTGGCAAAATCCGTTTAATTATAGGAGATACGGATGTTACAGATGCCGTATTTACCGATGAGGAGCTAGCCTATTTTTACACTACTGAAGGGTCAATCAACTTAGCTGCGGCGGCTGCATTTGAAGCGTGGGTAGCCAAATATGCTGCCAGTCCTGATAGCGAGCATATAGGGGATTACTCCTATGCACAGAAAGCAGTTGCTAATTTTAATAAACTAGCCAAAGAGTTAAGAGAGAAAGAAGCAAGCTCTCCTTATATGACCTGGTCTGAAATAGATTTAACTGGGGAAGAATAATGTCATTTAGCTCTTTATTGATTCACAACTGCACTACACAGAGATACACGGAAGGCGCTGCTGACGCTTATGGAAATCCTACCCTGACGTGGAATAATCATCTAACGGATGAACCCTGCCGTTTAATTTCCATTTCTGGAAGGGAGGTTAAGATTGGGGCAGAGCTCGTGGTTGCCGATTATAAATTATTTACAAAGGACGTAGATATAACCGAACAAGACAGGGTATCTGTTGGCGGGCTTACTTATGAGGTTCTTTTAGTAGAAAAACACTCAGACAGTCTGGGTGGACATCACAAGGAAGCATTGTTGAGGATTTCAAGATGAAGATAACAGCGGATATAACCACTAATCTTAAAACAAAAGAGGCGCAGGATAAAGTCCATAGGGCAGGAGTGCAAGGTCTGGTAGATGCGGTTGCTGCCATTGCCGAGGATGCCATTAGATTAAGCCCTCATATAACGGGACACAATAGGCGGTCAATAGCTTACAAGGTAGGAAGTAAAGTTACACGAACAGGAAGCCCTCAGGCAGGCGAAAAGCCATTTAATACTGGGGAGCCTGACACCAAAACACTAGAGGGAGCCGTCTATTCTACTTCGGGTTATGGTGGATACCTTGAAACTGGAACAGTTAATATGCCCGCACAACCCTACTTCAAACCTGCATTAGATAAGAACCTGAAGAATTTGCCAAGTAACATAAAAGGACATTTAGGATGATGGCGAAAAGGTTTCTAAGCTATTCGTGTCACGGCTGGTTATATTTATTTTTGGAGTAGTTAAACTGGGAAATGCAATACCTAATTTTTCGAAGAATTCAAAATCTGTAAGAGGGATGGATGCCACTATCCTTGCTGCGTTAAACCACAGGATAATTCGCCTTGCTTCTTTTTCTGTAATTTCCATATTCCACCTCCTGCTTTCAGTATAACAAATTGTGATATAAATGTCAAGCTTAAACGAGGGGAAAACATGGCAATAGCCGATATAAACTCAATTATAAAATCCTATCTAGATACCTGTGTTACGCTAACAACTTTAGTAGGTACTCGGATATATTGTCCCAGACTACCTGAGAATGCGACCTTACCTGCTATCTCTTTCTTTACGAGAAGTGGGACTTCTACACCTTACACCCCTGGTATACCGTCTCCTTCAATTCAATTTGATTGCTGGGCGAGTGACCCTATCACAGCCAGGAATGTTTATAACAAATTATACGATGCTCTACAGGGGATACAAAACGTCACCGTAGGGGCTTATACGATACTGAGTGCTATAGAGGAGGTGCAAGGGCAGGATTTAGTAGATGCGGAAATCCCAAATTACTTCAGGGTATTAACGTTTTTTAGCATAATGATAAGAGCAGAATAGGAGGTGAAACATGGGAACTACAAGCAATGTTTTGGTGGGAGTAGCCACGGTAACAATTACGTGTGCTGCTGA